TCGGCGGACAACTGCTTGATGAACGCGATGTCCGCATCGGTGCGGCCCATCTTACGCATCGTGGCATCGAACGCCCGCTCGAACCGCTCCAGGTGCGCTCGGCCTGCTTCGGCATCAACGTTGATCTTGATCTGCACGCTCATGTCGGACACGGGATCACTCCTCCTTCAGCAAGCCGGACAGCCACGCGCCCCACGGCTTATTGTCCATGCGGGCAGCCCGTGCAGCGACGGCTAGCTGCGCGGTGCGCCGCCTGTCGGCCCGCTCGATAGCGGCGAGCAAATCGCGGGCGCGTGTCCAAGGCATATCCATCACACTGGCGTAGTCGATACCTGCGCCGACAAGGGCAATGATCCAGTCGTCGACAATCCTGCGCAGGCTGTGTTGACGCGCTCTGCCGCCGCGATGATCTGCGGCAGGACGCTGCGCGTAAAAAAATCGGCATTCGCCTCGATAACACGCGCTGCGAGCAGCACCAGCACGTCGATGTCCGCCTCGTCAAGCGCCTGCCGGGAAACCCCCGCACCGATGGCCGTCGCCTCGATCAGCCGGTCGGCATTCTTGGCCAGCGCCGCATACGCGTCGCCCGCAATGGCCTCGCGCGCAATGGGTTCGACCGCGCCAATGAAGGCCGGGAGGTCTTTGACACGCACCGCCCGGATGTCGAGGGCGCGTGCGGCGTCGATGGTAAGTGGGGTGATCTGTGTGAGTTGCATCATGAAACCCTCATATAATGACGGTGGGTAGCAATGGGTGGGGTCATGTTCGGTAAAAGACGGCTGACCGGTAGAGGCACAAAAATCGCCCTACCTGTCCCGGGCAGGTAAACACCCTGACCGGGGACAAATAGAGGGCCTAGACTTATCCGGTCAGTCACACCAGACGCCAAAGGCGTCCAGGTAATCCCGTCCGGACTAGTCAAGATGGTGCCGTTGTTCCCGCCAACCACGAATCGCGATCCGTCCCATGTAGCGCCTTCCAAGTCTCGCGTCGTGCCTGAGGTGCGTTGTGTCCAGGTGATCCCGTCCGGGCTGGTCAGGATGGCGCCAACACCTCCAACCGCGGCAAACAAAGCATCAGATCGTGTAACGCCAAAAAGGTTTTGCGTCGTGCCTGAAGTGCGTTGCGTCCAGGTAATCCCGTCCGGGCTGGTAAAGATAAAACCGCCATTACACACAACGACGAATAATGCACCAGACCGGCTGATCGCATTAGCCGCATTCCCAGCGGCGGATGCTCGCTGCGTCCAGGTGATACCGTTTGGGCTGGTCAGGATCAAGCCAGCGCTTGTTACTGCAATAAACAAGCTTCCGCTCCAAATGACACCATAAACATGCCCCGTGTGCCCCGAGGTGCGTTGCGTCCAGGTAATCCCGTCCGGGCTGGTCAGGATGGTGCCGCTTAATCCGCCAACCACGAACTGCGTGCCTGACCACGCGGCACAAAACAGCATACTCGACGTGCCCGTGGTGCGCACCGTCCAGGTGACCCCGTCCGGGCTGGTGCATACGCTCCCATTGCCGATAGCGGCCACCAGCAGCGTGCCGTTCCAGGCAAAAGCAAACACCTGACTCCCCTCCACAGGCAGGGGGTGTAATACAGGTGTTGTAGGCGCAGTTTGGAGCATGTTTGCGACCGCCGGGAAGTCAGACGCCGGGATGGTGCGCCCGTCGCATGCCTGCCACCGCGCACTGTTGGCGGTAGCGTTGTGCAGCAGGGCGATACTGCCCACCGGCGGTATCGCCTGCGACAAACCAAGCAGCGTTCTGATGTCTGCGCCAATGGCCTGAGCCAGCGCGGTAATGCGCGACTCCAGGTTCATGGTTTATGCTTTCGCAGCAGCGTAGTCGGCGGCAAAATCGCGGGCGTAGTTGCCGACGCCGATGTTTTGACAGGCTTGCAACTGCTGCGCGGCGGTGAAGGTCTGCGCGGCATCAACCCGCACACGATTCCCCAGCGCGGTGGCCATCGTGGTGGCAAAGCTGGCATCATTCCCCAGCGCGGCAGCCAGCTCATTGAGCGTATCGAGTGCAGCAGGTGAGCTAGCGACGATAGCAGCCACCGCAGCGGCGATTTCGGTGTTGGTCTTTTGACTCGACCACACGCGATTCGTCGCAGCAGCGCCATCGTCGATGATCGACCCACCGCCGCCGGAAGTCGCCCGCACCTCGTTGATCGCCGCGACCAGCGAGGTCTTGTCGGCGGTAGCCAGCGCAGACAAAACACCCATGTTTTGGGTGATGGTTTTGACGTCCAGGCCGATGGCTTGGGCGAGAGCGACGATACGGGATTCAAGAGTTGCCATGATTCAGTTCCTTTCGAGTAGATAATAAAAAATCGGGTCGATGCCCGTCCATTCCGGCACCATCAAACCCCCGTCCGAGCCGCCCGTGGCGCGGTTGCCCAGATCGGTAGAGAGTGTGCCGCCGGGTGCGCCGGGATCGCCCTTCGGCCCCGTCGCGCCCACTGGCCCTGCTGGCCCGGGCTGCCCCACATTGACGACAACGATCTGCGGCTCGACAATCGTGGTGGTGTTAGCCATGCGTTACATCCTCGCGCACGATTAAGCTGTTGGTCTCAATAGTGCGCACCGTGCCGTCGGCGCTGGTAATCTCCATCGCGTAGCGATACCCCCCCACCGGAAGGCGCATCGCAGCGGCGGGAATCCGCATGTCGATGCGCCCGGCGAGCGGGTCGATGACAACGCGCCCGTCGGTGGTCGCGGCTTCCGCAACCTTCGCGCCAGCGGCTGTGCGCAAATGCAGCCGCGCACTGGCCCCCGTGAGGTCGATAGCGCGGCCAGCTGAGTCAGTCAGCCGCCACGCTCGCGCCCACGTGTCGCCGGAGACGATCTGAGCAGGTCTGAGCGACATGCCACATCACGCAGCTTGCTCAGCCATGCGCACCGTCATATAGCGCGACAGACCCGCCCCGGCGATGCTCGCATCGGCCAGCAGCTCGAAGCCAAGCTCCAGTTGCCCGAAATCGTCGGCGATGAGGCTCAGGCCGGCTGTCGGTGCGAAGACGCACCGGTGCGCGGTAACAACTACCGGCCTGCCAGACCGCGCTTCGTTCAGGCCGACGAACATCAGCTCGTATTCGTCGCCGCCAGCAACAAGCGCCTGGATCAGGTTATCCGGCAAGGCGGTATAACTCACGGTAATGTCGTCACCGTTGTCGATGCCAGTCGCATCAGGGTATATCCAGATACCGGCAGGCGTCAGCTCGTAGTTACCTGCCGCCGGAATCACGTCGGTGCCGACGCGCACGGTCGGCGCAACCGTCATATCGGGCAAGCGTGCCAGCGCGACCAGGCTGCCGATCTGCACGTCGGCGTGGGCCTCGTTGGTAATCGCCGCCCCCGCGTTCGCGGTCGCGCTACCTCGTAGTGCCAGGGCGAGGTTAGCCGGGCTGTGGTTGCTGGTCGTGGCGCTGCCGGAGACAGACTCGATACGGCTTACCTTGTCGAGCGTGCCGCCCCCGACGGACTCGTAGTCGACAAGAGTGCGCTCGTCCTCGGCAATCTCGATAGACAAAGCGGTGACGTTACCGATAGGGGCGCGCTTGGCCGTCGCCGAGCCGCGGCGCTTGAGGAAGATCTGACCTTTGCCGATGTAGGACGTTTGCTGGATGCGGGACATGGTTGATTACTCCTTTGAGGTAATGATGGTGTGACGGGAAAACGCCAACGGGAGCCAAAAGAAACCAGAGTCGAACAGTGGCTGCTCTGCCGTGACAGGAATAAGCGGTCGATGCGACCCATCCAGCTCTGGCACGAAGCCAAGTAGCGCCTGAATGCAGGCATGAGCCAGAGGCAGGGCATCCTCGCGGGCAGTCTTGCCACCGTCGCCCTGCCTGACAGACTTGACGACGATGACAACACTCCAGCGTTCTTCGAGGTTGACCGCAGTCGCGGCAGCATTGACCTTATCGACGCGATACCCGTCGAACCCGACATAGGCTGCTGGCGTGATCTGCGATGACACAGATTTCGGCGAAATCTCGCTATACGGCTTGACTACCCGGAATATCCCGAGGGATTCGAGCCGCTCAACGATTGATGATTCAATCATTGGATTCATTGCCGAAATGCCCTACTGATGAACTCGCCGATTGTATCAGCAACCTGATTCTTCCATTCCGGCGGCAAGTCTGCCTGGCCGTTACGGATCGGCAAGAATGGACGGGCAGGCACGTCGCCCCATGGAATCGGCGAATTACGCCTTGTGCGTCCGTATGCACCCTGTCTAGCTCCGAACTGGTGCGTGGGCGAATAACGAGTTCTCGTCCCGACGCTTACGCTGCTATGGGCTATGCGGGTAATGCCGATAGATGCCCGGAGCCTGCCGGTATCAATCAATGGCTGCCCCTGCCGATGTTTGAGCGCCTCCCATTGTTCGCCCCACGGAGAGCGGCCATCCGTGAAGCATAACTGCACATTCTCGGCCACATCCTGCCCGATTGCCTGCATCATGTCTTGATTATCCTGCAGGAAGCTGCGCAGATTTCGAACAGTCGCAGATACACGTCTAACGTCGACCGACGCACTGATCATTGCGGCATCCCAAGAAGGTTATCGGTGTAGATGAATGGCCCGGCCATGACAGCAACACCTGCACCGGTGTTTGGCGCTGGATAACGCTTGCTTTCAGAGTCGAGCAGGACTGCTTTGCCGTCACGAAGGTCGGCCAGAAAGCGAAGTGCAGACTGCCAGCGGGCTGTGATTGCATCACCGGGATCGTCGGTGTAGAGCGAGAACCGGACGATGTCGCAGGCTGCATGTGCGACGGAATCCGGGACAGTTGCCAGCGGCAAGCGATAGCGACCTGCCAGCGATGCGTCGATAGTCGCATCAGCTGCCTCGATAGCTGTATCGAGGACTGCATCGTCGATAACCCCCATGCCAAGTCGGTCGGTGAGACCGATCAATTCGGCCTCACCATACATGCGGATCATTCGCTCGCGTGTGGCATACGCCATCAGACCCTCGTCAGTCTGATAACGGCACGCGGGCGAGTGCAGATACTGAGCGGATTGGACTGCACTTCCATGTCGATGCCGTGACCCATCGCATCAGGCACGGCTTTCGCGTAGATCGGCAGGCCAAGCGTGTTGACAGTCTCGATATAGTCCGCCGGGGCGAAGCGCGTCAGGAACAGACCAGGAACACCTTCCGGGATGGCGTATGCGTCATCGGCTTCGATGAACGCTTGACCACCGACCGACCCACGATACCGCTCGAACGTGATGCCACCGAAGGTAACGGCATCACGCGGATCGTTACGCAGGTTCGCGGCGAGCGTGCTCTGCAAATAGGCCTCTTTCACTTTCGGGTGCGTGATGAATGCCTTCCAGAACGCTGAGCCACACAGAACGCGGGCACCCGACCACTGCGCAGAGCCGAGAGCACTTTCCATCGCCTCAAGGATGTCCTGGCACTTCCCCAGCACCTCAGTCGCCGCAGTTGGTAGCGCCATGCTAACGGTCTGCTGGGTCAGGCCGAATTCGGCGAACATATCATAGATTACGCTGGTGGCATCAGCATCGAGGATGGTGCCCTTGATTGCGCCGATACGATGCCACTCGATAGTGGCCTCAATGTCGGCCCGCATGGATGCGAGAATCTCATCACGCCGGACGGTGATGACCTCGGCTTGAGTCTGCGAACCGAAGGCCCGCACGCCCAGCACTTCGTCCGCCATCAGGCGACGATGACGGGCAAGACGGCTCGCAACGAAACTGCGCTGCGTGCGCGTGGCATTCGCCTGCGCCCCGGCAGGTGCGCCGCGCGGCGTGGTCTGAACCAGACCGAGAACGCCATCACGCTCGTCAATGATGATTGCTGGCGTGTTGACGCCCTGCTCTTCAAATAGCCCAAGCTCTGCTATGCGACCAGGCTTGAAAGGTGCCTTGTTGATTGCGGCGGTGAGTGTGGCGAGGTCGAAACCCTCACCCTGGAACGGATTGACCATTGGCATGATGACTCCCCTGTTATCGGACGATGACGTGGTTTTCGGCAAGCCGCGCAAGCGCGGTGTTCTTTTGCGGCCCGGTGATACCGGTAGCCCAGGTCAGGGCATTATCAGCGACTTCTGCATCGCGGATAATGACGACGGCCTTCGCATCACCAGCAGTAGCATCCGTCGCAGCGTAGAGCACAGCGACTGCATGTTCGGAGCCGTTCGATGCACCGGGTGCGTGCTGCACATACTTGCCGGTCGCAGTTACCCGACCAAGCACGGTTCCAGCAGCGAGGTTTCCTGTGTCGATTATGACAGTTTCACGAGAAAGGGTGCCATTTGCTTCCGACAGAATGAAACTGGCATTCGCCTTGGGTTGAGTCTTACTTGGCATTGTTCAATCTCCTTATTTCCCGGCCTTGCGGTCGGCATAAATTGACAGGGCGGACAGTGTGACAGCGGTCTGCGTCTTGCTCGCACCGCTGGTCGCTTGTTCGACGAACAAGACGGAACCATCGACCAAAGCCACGGCGGATGCGTCGAGCAGAGAGAACTGCGCATCGTTCATAGATCGCAGTGTTTCGATTTCGTCGGCGCTGTATGCCTTCCCGGTGCGAGCAGACAGTTCCGCGATCTTACTATCGCGTGAAGCGAGTGCAACAGTAGCAGCTGCATCTTTCAGAGCCTGATTCTCAGACTTGAGTTCGGCAATTTCAGCATCCAGCGCTGCTACACGCGACTGAAGTGCATCGAGGACGGCTTGATCGGCCATAGGGGTGACTCCTTCTGTTGAGGGTGCCGCACGTGCGGCGGAAAAAAATGTTGCTGTGGTGCCAGAATCTGCGCCCAGGGCGACAATGGACACCTCGCGGATGATGCCATTCCTGAGCACGGTAATCGGCCCAGCGAAATCACGGCCATTTACGGCGATTGGCATACCTGCCGGGACGTCCTCAATTGTCATATCGAACAGCCCGACACTCATCTGGTAACGCGCACCGCGCATCGCTTTCAAGGCGACATTCTTGGCGGTTTCATCTATGTCAGAGAATAGGTCGCCTTGCACCGCCAGGCTGCGGCCATCATTGACGGCTTCGCGCACCGCGCCGAGAACTTGTGCATGATCATGCTGGAACAGTAGCGGCATGGATGCTTCGATGCTTGTCGATGCCAGGTCAATGACTATCGACTGATAACCCTGCACCAGTCCGCCAGAATACGCAATGCCAGAGAATTGCACCGGCAGAACATCGCCCAATTCGTCAAGGGTAATATCTGCTGCAAGGTAGATGGAGTTCCGTTTCATGTCTATCATGATTACACACCGTTTTGCTGTCAGCAAAATGACATATGTCACTTAGGAATTGTTGTTTGCATTACGTATCCGCACCAGATACTGATGCGCTGGATTTGACACAGGCCAGTCTCTTTCGCGTTCAGTGATAGCCTGTTCAATTCCGCGATTGTAGTCGAGCGGATGATGTTCCCAACCCTTGTCCGGCCCGGCCCCTTCCGGCGGCCTCTTGCCTGGCCTGTAACCGCGAGCCGCAGCTTGCCGTTCCGTTAGCCCGATCCGGACGCATCGGCATCGAAAGCCGTTCGGCGGTGTGATCGTCTTCCAGATCGGGTCGGTTGCTGGGGCGATGAAGTTATCGAGCAAGTGATGAGACTTTCGAGTCCGATGGTCATTGACTGCATCGTAAAGGAAAAACGGACGCCGTGACAGAGCCGCAGAAGTTTCCTGCTGCAACGCCCGGCCTGCGTTGTAGGCACTCTGCAAGTTCGTGCGGAAGATGTTGTCAAGCCGATGCTGCGGCAGGCTGAGCGGTATTTCACCCGCTCGGATGCGATTCTGCCAGTCGCGGAATGTGCTACCCTCAGCAAGCACCCTCAGCAGACTGTCCTGTATCGACTTGATCTGGTCTAGGGATGCAAGGCCAGCGATTGAAAACCGCCTGTTGCGTAATGCCGCCGGTATCTGGTGATAGAACTCGTCCGGCAGAATGACCCCGCGATTTGTAGCCCAAGCGATCACGGCTTCGTGGAAATCCACGAAGCTTGGCCCGTAATCGGCTGTGCTCACGTGCGATGCTCCGTGGCGGACACATAGCCGAGCACCTCAGCTGCGAACAATGCTCGGTCGAGTGTCTCGGAAAATTCAGGACGTTGATCATCCAGGAGGATAGCGAGTCGATCAGCAAGATCGTCAGGGTCACGAGCTGCGAACACGGCAGACCGAATTTTGTCGATGTCAATCGGGTCACCAGCTATAGCCATTGCAGTATCGGCGCCGTGCTCGATTGCTTCTTGGGCTAGAGTATATCTTCGCTGATCACGCGGTCGACGGTCGCCGAGAAATGGCCCTGACGCAGATAGCCGCACCACGTCCGTGTTGCTCGTGCCGACTTGCACGTCACCGTCTTCGAAATCATAAACGCGCAGCAGATACTGTTCTGTGAATTTGCATATACCGGCCTTCGCGAGCTCTGCATCACGCTTGGCACGCTCAAATTCGAGTCCGCGCCCGTCACCCATGACAAAACGCGGAGCTTTCCCCTCGTAGTTGTTGAGCCGCCACAGAGCATTGACAAGATGCTGCACCGTGCCGGTGACGAGCCGCAGGTCAGCAAGACGCTTGTCATCGCGCACATTGTCATGCACCTTCGCTGCCGCGAAGCTGCCGCCGTTTCCGACGTCGCTGGTCAATGTCTGGCCGAGGATAACCTTCTGGATACGCCGCGACAGAGCATTGTCGGCTTTCTCAAATTCGCCTGCGCCGCTGACTGTAACGGCTTGCACGTCTTCGCCGGGATGGACGCCGACCACGCACTTGAACATGCCCATGCCATTGACTGCATCGCGTAATGCAGCGGGGTCATTGACCTTGCCAAGTAGCAGGGGCGTCCCGAATCGCTCGAGAAATTGCATCCAGAACCGCCAGCTATTGTGCCTGAAGAACCACGCCCAATAGAGCCGGGATAGTAGCGATTCGCCGTATGGATTGGCCGCCGTGCCATGGCGAACTGTCAAGAAGAACTTGACAGTTGTGTCCACAGCCTCTTCACACCCGCTTTGCGATTTCCAGATCAGCCGCCCGTCAGGGTGAGGTGCAAACCATTCGATCGGTCGCTCAATGATGTTGGCAAGACCAATGCGACCGTTTTCGGCTCGTCGATACACCGCCTCACCGACTGAATAGCCATAAGGCACAGCATGCCATGCGAGAGATAGCAGTTTCTGCATGTGCGGTTCGATCTCGGCCCAAAGCCATTCCGCTGCCTCCGGGAATCCTGCCTTGCCGCGACCGACTGACTGCCCGGTTGGTTCGAGCCGCCATTGCGTTGCAATCACTGCATCGCGTCGCGTATCGAGCGCCGCACAGATTTCGTCGTCCGATTCCATCTTGCGAAGATCGGCCCTCGTCATCCCGGCCTGCTTGAGAACGCCATCAGGATCAGGCATCCGCGTGAGCGCAGCCATGATCTTGTCGACAGCGACCTCGTCGTATAGCACCGCAGCAGTTGGCTGCTTTGGCCGCGACGAAAAAAGCTCAGACAAAGCAGGTAGTAGTCTCATGAGTCTGCCTCCGATGAGTTATCACGCACCGGCAGAATGCCGCCAGCGATGCGCCAAACTTGGCGAATGGAGAGATTATATTTCTTGGCGATAGCCTCACCGCTTTCGCCGGCCCGCCTCGCTTCACGGATTTCTGCATCACGCAATGCAAGCGTGCGGGCTGTGAGCTTCGGCGGCGTGATCGTCTCGCCACCATAGGCATCGCACAATGCACGAGCTGCATCTTTCCCGATCGCTATGCACAGGGCATGCTCGTCGTCACAGGCCACAGGAATGCGAATCGGGATGCCCGGCCAGGTTTCGCACAGCCGGATTACTGCCTGGATGCCGATGATCTGCGACAGGCTCTGCGCGGTCTGTGGTAGCAGCGACATATTATCCAATGGCATATCCCCCCCGTGTGTTTCGCACCTGAGACCATGCGAGCGCAAGCGCCATCACGCAGTCATCATGCAGCCCAGACGGTGCGGAATACTTCACGCCGGTTCGAGTGTACTCGAACTCGAAGGCGTCCAGTTCTACGCGTATCGGCCCATCCGGGAATGTTATGCGGCGATCATGTATCGCAAGCTGAAGTCCCTCCATCAGCTGCTGCTTGCTGGTGGTCGTAAACTTCATGCCGGAATAATTGCCACCGCTGCGCTGCAGGTCTTCGACTACCGGGTCACCGACACCAGTCGAATCGACAAGCGCTGGCGTTCTGCCTGTCACATCGACTATTCGGCGCTTGGTCTCATTCCACGGCGCTTGCCACCGCTCGAACCGGCAGACACTCCCGGCCTTGTCCAGAGCTACCCCGACCGTCCAGTCTTGCGATTTCGCCAAGTCCCAACCCCAGCCTACCGGCTGCTGCGTTGAAAGCGGCGCGACACATGCAGCAATGGCATCGAGTCCAAAAGGATTCCCACCGTCGTCGGAAGCCTCGGCCATATACAGCTCGCGGAACACATGGTCGGGCAGGACACGCCTCGCATCATCGACTTCAGCAGACGCCAATACGCCGCCAGCAACGGCATCAAGCGCGGTCAACTTGTGATATGCCATGTCAGGCGCGCCAGCTTCTGCTCGACGCGCCATCTGATAGACCCAGTTCTTTCGGCCCTTGACGTTCCCGATGATTCGAACAGGCCCGCGTGTCTTCGTCAGTGTCGAGCGAACTGCGTGCCAGGCATCTTCCTTCACGCGGCTGGCCTCGTCGACCACGGCAGCATAGACGTCCTCACCATAGAGCGAGTCAGGTTTGTCGCCCGATTTGAACCAGATCGTCGCGCCGTTTGGCAATGCGATGGTCTTGTTGGTCAGATTGATTGCCGGTCGCGGCACCACATCCAGGCCGATGCGGAAACGCTTGAACGCGATGGCCG